ATCGAGGTAGAGACGCCGCAAGCGTTGCCCGACGCCGTTGCCGAGACGCCGATGGGCGCGTTGTCGCAGCCGACGACGGCGCAGAACCCGGACTCCAAAGCAGGCTTGTTCGCCCTGCAACGGGAACTGGCGCAGACCAATACCGAAGATCGCGACTACCAGCGCCGCCGATTCGAGGAAGGGCGCGCTCGCCTCGAACGAGAGCGCACAGGGCCGTCGACGGCTGAGCAACTATTCCGTCTTTCTGCCGCTTTCGCTCAACCGCAGCGCTACAAGGGCTTCGGCGGGATGATGGCCAACGTCGCTCCGGTGCTGGGTGATATGGCAGCAATCCGGGAGCGTGCTGGTACTGATCGCGCGGCGGCGTTGGAGAAGCTGCAGGAGCAGTACATGACCGGCGACTTCGCGGCGCGGCGGCAGGATATAACAGGCCGACTCGGTATCCAGAAGACGATAGCGGAGATGGAGAAGCCTAAGGCGCGGCGCACCGGGATCAGTCCGGTGGATGGTTTGCTCTATGATCTCGACACCGGCGAAGTCATTCCGTTCAAACAGGCTGGTGCCAACGGCGGGGCCAACCTACCGGTCATCTCGTCGCCCGAGGAGGCGCGCAAGCTGGCTCCCGGCACCACGTTCCGCACTCCAGACGGCAGAATCAAACGGGTTCCCGGAGGTCCGACGCAGTCTGCGTCGGGCGGCTTTCCCGGCGGTTAGCGGCAACGATCTCGACCACATCACGATGATGTCCGAGAGCGCGGGCAACCCGAACGCGGTCAGTCCCAAGGGCGCTCGCGGACTGATGCAGGTCATGCCCGAGACGGCGCGCGATCCCGGCTTCGGTATCCGCCCCTCAAACGGCACGCCGCAGGACGATGTGCGCGTCGGGCGCGAGTACCGTGCTGCGATGCGGCGGAGGTACAACGGCAATCTGCCGCAGATGTGGTCGGCCTATAATGCCGGGCCGGGGCGTACCGACGCGTTGATCGAGAATTACGGCGACGACTGGCTGCGCTACGCGCCGGCAGAGACACAGGCTTACGTTGCGCGCAACATGCGCGCCGTCAGGAGGAAGTGATGGCCGTAGATCCTTGGGCTGAGTTTGAAGACGTGCAGCCGTCTGCGCCGCGCCCGACGCTCAAGGAGCGCGACATCATGGCTGGCATCGACCAGAGCGGTGCGAGCGCGGCGTCGTCTGCTGCCAGTGCTCGGCGCTCGGACACGCTGCTGCCTGCCGACGCTGAGAAGGCTGCCGCGGAGGCTCGCAAGCTCCAACTCGAAACGGAGAAGCTGGAGCGCGAGGCCGCCCAAGGCCCTGCGCTGACCGGCGACAAGCGCGCCGAGCTCAAGGACACCTTGACGTCGCTCAAGCAGTTCGAGAACGATCTCGGGCTGTTGGAAACCTCGTTCGACAAGAACTTCGAGGACCAGGGCCTTGCAACGCCCCGCGAGTATCTGCCGGGGATGCTCAGTCCGACCAACCAAGCGTACAACGCGGCCTCGAACCGACTGCTCCCGCTCGTGGCCCGCGCCCTCGGGTTTACGTCCAAACAGATGGACACGCCGTCGGAGATCGAACGGCTCAAGTCCTATGTGCCGACGAACACCGACTCGGACCAGACTGCTCGCGAGAAGCTCACGGCACTGCGCGGCATGCTTGATCGCCAGCGCGAGAATGCAGCGACGCAGCTCGGGCAAGTAGCGCCGGGAGACGGTGAACAGCCGCCTGCCGTGGCCGGAGCGGTAGATATCGGCGCCGGTCCTACGCTCCCCGGCGCGGACGGCGGAGGTAACATAGTACCTCCGGCAGGACCGACCCCTCCGCAGTTCTCTCCGGGAGATCCGCAGATGCAGGCGGCGACCGGCGACACGCGCCGCGTCGCGGACCCGCAGCTTCAAGGTCAGATGGACGCCATGCTGCGGCAGGGCGCGTCGTTCAGCGACATCAACGCTTTCGCGATGAGCAAGGGCGCGGAACCGATCAACCGGCAGCAGTACCTCGCGGTGCGCAACTTCCTGCGCAAGAACCCCAACTACGAGGGCAGTCTTGTCGACGTCAACCGGTACGAGCCGGTTTCGCTTTTCGAGAAGAATGTCACTGCGGTCGGCAACAACTCGGGCGGGTCCTACCTGCTCGGCGCGGGTCAGATGCTGTCGGCCAACACACTCGACGATCTCGCCGCTGATCCGCAGCGAGCCAACCTTGCGCTGGCGATGGCCCAGGCACAGAGTCCGACGGCTACCGGCCTTGGGCAGATGAGCGGCGCGACCTTGGCAGCGCTCTCAGGGGAGGCGGGCCTTGCCCGCCTCGGTATGGCTCCGGGCCTTGTGCGCGGAGCGCTGGCCGACGTCGGCATGGGCGCGGCTTCAGGTGCTGGTGCAGCCGGGGACGGCGACCGGGCGATGGGCGCGCTGCAAGGTGCTGGTTACGCAGGTCTCGGCAGCGCCGGCGGCAGCGCGCTCGGCGCGGGACTACGGCGCGTCGGGACAGGTGTCGCTGATCCTTCGGTACACGCCATGGCCGCCGAGGGCGTTCCGCTGACCATCGGGCAGGTCTATGGCCAGTCCGGTCTCCCCGGTCGCATCGTCAAGGGCATCGAGGACCGCATTGAGGGCTTCCCGTTCATCGGTGCCGCGGTCAACGCGCGTCGTCGCGGCGGCTACGACGTCTTCAACACCAAGACGTTCGAGCGTGCGCTCAAGCCGATCGACGGCAGTGTCGGCGGCAAGGTCGGTGAGGATGCCGTGCTGGCCGCGCAGGGCCTTGTGGACGCCGCTTACACCAAGGCGCTGGCGGGTAAGGTGGTTCAGATCGACAATCAGTTTGCGAGAGACCTGTCGCAAGCTGTCACCAAGGTCGCTGGACTGAGCCGGGTCGGGCCGGAAGTGTTGGAGGACGTCAAAGCTGTCTTCGATCCGTTCAAGACCGGTTCGACGTTCACCGGTCCAGAGATGCAAATAATCAAACGCGATCTTGAAAAGATCAAACGCAACTACCGTAACGACCCAAGGGGGGAAGCCGTCAGGAAAGCAGTCGACGAAGTGAAAGACGCTGTATTCGGCATATTCCGCCGACAGACGCCGGAGGTGGTCCCTGACTACCAAAAGGCCGACATGGCCTATCGCAGGCTCTCAACGGTCGAGGACGCCGTGCTCGCAGGCAAGAACACCAAAGGCAAATTCACCCCTGCGCAGCTCGGGACGGCCGACAGGGCGTCAACTGTCAAGTTCGAGGGCAAGCGCGCAGCGGCGCGTGGCGACAGTCCGTTCCATGACTTCCAGCGCGACGCGCAGAACGTCCTGCCGAACGAGGTGCCCGACAGCGGCACTGCGGGACGTCTGGCGGCGGGCATGCCTGCCACGGCAGCTGGGCTGACGCTGGCGGGCATTCTCGGCGCGGCTTACACCAAGGCCGGGCAACGGCTCCTGACCAAGCCCGGTCGCGGCGTCGAGAACGAGATGCTGAAGAAGGCGCTTACCGACGAAAGAACCCGCCTACTGCTCGGTAAAGCGGGAGCAGGAACCGGGGCGGCTCTCGGGCTGGGAACATATCCCGGCCCGTGAGGCTCTTGAAGCCGATGACGATCAACGTGTGCAGGAACGCGCCTGCGGCGATAGCCAAGCCGGTGCTCATCCACGTCACGTAGCACACGCTGCTTACTGTGTCAGCTCCGCGTTTTATGGACTCCGGTGGTCGTCGGTGCTCCTTCGCTGACGTGGTCCGGGCAGAGGTGCGTCCCGCCGCTGCAGTACCAGCCCATGTTCATCAGGCCGTGGCCCTCCTGGATGGTCTCGGCCGGCGGCGCCACGATCTCGCAGGCATTGCACTTGATGCCGACGTACTCGCTGGTGATTTCGTCTCGTATGATCATCGCACCCTCCGTTAGTCGCCGCAACCGCGGCCAATTTTTCCAGTGTCGCGAGCGTCAACGAACTGCTGCCACGGCACCCAGCCTTGCGGACAGGCAAACCCCCATTCACGCACGACAGGGCCGGTCATAAACAGCGAAACAACCCGCGCACCAGGCACTACGACAAGGCGATGCAGGCTCTCAGGCTGTCGTTCGACGATGTCGCCCGGTCTGCGCGCAAACTGACCCTCCGGCGTACACTCGACATAGCTGCCGGCGATGATGACGCTGCGGTTGGCCCACGGATGGTCGTGCATCGCCCGGTCGTCGTCGCTGTGCAGGATTTCGTGCAGGTAGACGTTGCAGAACGGGTTGCGCGGCACGACCCACCAGCGCCGCAGATAGTTGTCGCCGATGATAAAGTCCGGCTCGCGCGCCATCACGCCCGAAGCCCAGTCCTGCATACCTTCCAGTGTCGCGCTTGGCATTGTACTACCGCTCATCCCCGTCTCTCCATCGCCGCCAATAAGATGCTCTGTACGCTCCGCTTCGTCGTCAGCCGCTCGAGCACGTCCTCGTCGATGGTGCCCCGCGCGACGATCCGGTGGACGAATACCGGCCGGTCATACCCGCTCTGTTTCTGCCGCATCGGCCCGATGCGTTCAATGATTTGTTCGTGCTCTTCGAGGTTCCACGACACCCCGAAGAAGACGATAATATTACCGCCATCCTGCAAATTGATTCCATGCCCGGCGCTAGCGGGATGGGCGACGAGCATCTGGATATTGCCCTTGTTCCAGTCCTTGATCGTCTGCGGATTGGCGTCGAGGTGGCGGGCACCGGGGAAGCGCTTCAAAATACGCGCGAGGTCGTGCTTGAAGGTGTAAGCGACGAGGACCGGCATGCCCGCAGCTTCCTCGACGACGCTCTCCAGCGCTTCCAGCTTGGCGTCGTGCAGATGCTCCCAGTCGCCGCCCTCATTTTTATAGATCGCTCCGTTGCAGATTTGGAGCAATTTTCCGGACTTTACTGCGGCGTTGGCCGCCTCGACGCCCTCCTCGCCAATCTCGGCGAAGAACTCCTTCTCCATGTCGTCGTAGTGACGGAGTACCTTACCCTTGAGATCGACATAGATCGTGTTGAATACGGGCTTGTCGACCGGCTCGCCCTTTGTCGTGAGGCAGATGTCCTTGAGCGCGGTCTGGATCTCGTCCTGCGCGTGGGCCATCGGCTCCAGTGTAAAGCCGTCGTAGCCGCGTCGGAACCAACGCTGCTCGAAGGCGCTGAATGAGTGGCCGAGGCGCTGGCCCTTGTCGAGGAACCAGCTCTGCCCCCAAAGGTCCTTGAGGCCGTTGCCCGCCGGCGTGCCGGTCAGGCCGATGAACCGCTCAACCTTGTCATGGGCGACCTTGCCGAGCGCAGCCGCGTTCTTGCCGCCCTGCCGCAGCCGGAACGACTTGAGGCGGCTGAGCTCGTCGGCGACGACCGTCCTGAACGGCCAGTCCTTGCCGAGCGTATCGACCAGCCAGACGAGGTTGTCGTAGGAGCAGCAGTAGATGTCGGCCGGGACGTGCAGCGCGGCTGCGCGCTCCGCAGCGCTGCCGGTGGCCACCGAGACGCGCAGGTGCTGGCTGAAGGCCCACTTCTCGACCTCAGCTGTCCATGTCGACTGGATGACCCGCTTCGGCCCGAGGATGAGCGCGGGGAAGACTTCTTCGAACGTGTCGAGATCGCAGAGCGCCTTGAGCGTCGAGACCGACTTGCCGCCGCCCAGACGCATCCACAGCGCTGCGCGCGGGGTCGCGTGCAGGAAGCGGATCGCCTCGCGCTGGTCGTCGTGGGGGACGAAGGGGCGGCTCATACGTAGTCGGCGCCCCAGTAGTCGCTGGCGCGCTCCAAGCGCTTGCGACAGGGCGGAATCCAACCGAACCGGGTGCCGTCGCCGAAGTTGTCCCAGATCACCCAGCAGTAGGCCGTGGCAGTCGAGCCGGTCTGTGTCAGGACGCCCTTGTGCATCACGACGCGCTCGGTGAACTGCAGGATCCACGACGGCGGCTCGTACAGGAACAGCTTCTCGTAGCGCCCGACGCTCTCCAGAAAGGCCGTGCGGACCAGCACGGCGGCGTTACGGCTGTCCCACCGGGCGCGCTGGATGAATGCCTCGGCCAGCTTGAACGGCGGGTTGGTGATCGTCCAATCGACCGTGTCGCCTTGGCAGGCGAGATAGTCCATTACCGGGAACCCGGCGCCGTAGTCGTGGATATCGAACGCATCGACGCTCTTGAAATACTCGCGCAGCGGCCGGACCATGTGGCCTCGATTCGCCGACGGCTCGCGGCAGGTCTGATCCTTGAGCGAGCCGCGCTGGTCGACGATCCACTCGCACAGCGCCCGCGTCGCCCAAGGCGGCGTTGGGAAGTCGTCGGGACTATCTTTCGGCTCCGTGCGCTGCTGCATGACCGCTGAGGACGTATTCTGGACCACTACAACTTGATCCCCTGCCTGAGCGCCGCCGACACAGCCACGGCCTGCGCGATGGCGTCGTCGAGCGCGTTGTGGTGCGTGCCCTTGCTCCTGAGCGGCTTGCGGTTGTTCAACGCCAGCACGGTCCGGCAACAGCGCACGTTCCAGAAATCCCATGGCGCTTCGAGCATCACCGCAGCGATGGCCGACTTGAGCAGCACCTCGTCGAAGTTGGCCCCGTGCGACCAGATCGTCTCACCGCCGACCGCGTCCCACCACTTGAAGAAGTCGAGCAGCACCGTCGTCAGCGGCTGCTGGTCGGGCTCAAGGGCCGCTCGCGCCTCGGGAGACTGGTCGTCCCACCACTTGGTTGTCTCGGGGTCCACGACCAGCCCTACGGCCTCGCAGGACCCCCTCGTGATGTTCCTGTAGAAGGTCTGCGGTGTCTCGCCCGTCTGCAGGACGAACGTGCAGGCACCGATCGAACGGAGCGCGGAGCCGGGGGCGGTACCCCACGTCTCGAGGTCGAGCATGATATTTTTACCGGCCATTCTTCATCTCCTCTACTACCGCATCGGCATCTGCCCGATTGCGGACCACAAACACCTTCCAGCCCCGTCCTCGCAGCCTGGCAATCTCGCGCTTCTGCAAGTAGCTCAGAACGTCGTCCCCGGCCTTCACCTCTACCAGCGCGACGTTCGGGAAGCCGAAGTCGATCAGGCAGTCGGGGGCGCCCCGGCGGTTGACCCATTGCAGCTTACGATACTCGCCTCGGGCGAGGCGCACCTTGCTTTTAATGTACTGCTGGAGCTTGGCGGCAGGGGTCATCTGGCGAGGTGCCTCCGTGTTAGAGTCAGTTCCCTGAAGCCTTTGGCTCTGACCCCTTCAACAGCGCCCGGAAGGTAGCACACGACCTCGGGCTCCAGTTCGCTCACCCACCTGCCCAGCAGCGCGAGGCGATCGGAATCGAACGAGGCACATCGACTTACCCACAGATCCATGAAAATTTCCCTTGAAACCAAAACCATTGTTTCAATCCTGTTTCGCGTACCTGAGCATCTCGTGACCCGCCGCAGCGAGCGGCAGGCCCAGCGACCACGGCGGATTCGTCGCCATGATGGCGCTCAGGCCCTCGGCGGTGTAGTTGTCGTTGTCGGGGGTCTCGGTGATGTTTTCATCATGCACGGGCAGCAGGATGGCGTATCCGGCCGCCTCAGCGTGCTTGGCGCCGAACTTGAAGACATCGCGAGCCGTGCCCTGAGTGGATTGCTCCCCAAACTTGCCTCCATATGTCTCGATCGTTTCCCATTGCCGGGTGTACTGGTTCAGGCCGTCGTAGCGTATCTGGCTGTCGCTCTTGCCGGTGCCGTCGCACCCGGGGCACATCACTTCGGTATCCGCCGCAACGAACGTCTTGCCGGTGCCCTCGCAACGGATGCACTTCGCACCGATCCGGGCGTTCGGGTAGCTGAGGTATCGGCCCGACGGCAGCCGCAGGCGGAGCCAGGCGCCGCGCATGTCGAACCGTAGCCCGCGCACCTCGAAGGCTTCCTTGGGGAAGCGAATCGCGGCCTTGGCAGCGTCCTCCAGAGCGTACCACAGACGCACGATGTTCGGGTGAGTCTTGCGCCACGCCTTGACGATGGTGACGGCCTCTTCCTCGGCCATCACGACGCCGTAGTTAGCGCCCATTTTGGCGAAGGCTCCCGGCCCTCCCTGAAAACCTAGGGCGAGCTCAGGCACCTTACCGTATGCCTGCCGCTCGTCCTTGGTGATGTCCTCCGGCCGCTTCCGAAGGATGTTCCCGGCGGTCAGTTTATAGATGTCGTGACCCGTTCCTCGATCGAACGAGCGGAAGGCGTCGAGCTTCCAGTCCTCGCCGGCGAGCCATGCCAGCACGCGGCCCTCGATGTTGGACAGGTCGGCGACGACCAGCTTCTTGCCTTCGTCGGCGATGAGGCAGCCGCGCACGGCGTTCGAGCACAGCTCGCTGACATTCTCGTAGAGCAGATCCTCGCAGTCCGCCTTCATGGCACGGATGGCGCGCTCGATCTCCCACGGCCTGAGCGTCGGTCTCGGCAGGTTCTGCGGCTGGAACAGACGGCCGGCGTCCCGACCCGTGCGGGAGGCCCCGCAGAACTGGATAGTGCCGCGCAGCCGGGCGTCAGACGAGGCGGCCTTGAGCAGCACTTTGTACTTGGCCGGTGACGTCGCGGCGGCCTGCTGCCTGATCTCCAGCAGCTCGCGCACCTCGTCGGTGATGTCGTCGCGCTTGAGCGCCGCAGTGACGGTGCCCTTGGTTAAATCCGCTGTCTCGAAGTCGTGGGCGTCGGACAGGTGGTCGAGCAGCTTCTGCCGCTGCGTCATGCTGCCGACGGCCCCACCAGTCAGGTCGGTGGACCGCTTCGCGAGTTCCTTAGACGTGCGCTCGAAAGCGCGCAGGGCAGAGCGCGCAAGGTCCAGGTCGACCTTGACGCCGCGGTCGTTGATCTTCTGGTCAAGCAGCCACAGCTCGCGCTCCGACGGCGTGTCGTTCCAGCGGGGGATGCGCTTCAACACCTCGCGCATGGCCTCGATGTCCGAGGCGCCGTAGCTTTTGAACGCCTCCCACTCGGCCGGGTGTGTCTCGCGCGTCGCCCGGTCCAGCTTTCGATTTTTCCCGAGAGGTTTGCAGAAAAGCTGGATCAGCTTCTTGCCAGCCTTGTCCTTGGCCTTATCGACCGGGACGCCCAGAACCTCGCATAGCTTGTCCAGCCCGGCCGGCAGGCTGTGCATCAGCGCGAGCACCATGGTGTCGGTGATCTTCTCGGTGGGGATGGTGACGCCGCAGTGGCGCAGAACGGTGCGGTCGAACGACGAGTTCTGGATAATGATCTCGTCGGCCTCGTCGATCATCCACTGCAGCTGCGGGGCGTAGCGCTCCCACTCGTGGGGGCCAGAGACGTCCTCGACATGCACCGGGCCGTCGTCCCAAGCGTGCTGCACGAGCAGCAGCTCGGCATGCTCAGCATAGGCGTGAACCCCACTTGTGATGGGCACGGTGCTGAACGCCTCAGTATCAAGGTAGAGAGCGGTCACACGTACTCCCACCCGGCAACCGGCGGTGCGTAGAGATGCAGCTTGTCGCGCTTGAGCGGCCCTTTCTCCCAGCCCGCCATGACGTAGCAGTAGCCAGTGCGCCTGCGCGCGGAGACATCGACCTCGGTACGCAGGCGCTCGTCAGGCAGCTCGCCATAGCGCTCGGCCCATTTGGCGTAGGTCATCTCTGTCGCGGCGCGGATGAGATCGCTGGAGAGACCAGCGCCGAGATTCCGGAACAGCATGTTGCGCCAGACGTAGGTCGCCCTAACGTCGGTCTGAGCCGTGCGCCCGCGCGAGGCACCAGAGCCTCGGGCCATCGGCGTCTTCTGCCTGACGACTGCCCAGACGGCTTTCCCGCACGGGGTTACGAGCACGATCTCCTGCCCGACGCCCGTGAAGGTCTTCGATCCCGGTGTGCGCCGCGAGTAGTGGGGTCCGTGCCCTTCACAGACACCGCAGCCGTCGACCACGTCAAGAGCCCGCCGATCGCTGGATGAACTGAGCAGCCACACGGCTACAGCACGAAGTTCGGCTGGCCGTCCTTGGCTTTCCACTTGAGGTGAATCCAGCCCGGCGGAACGTAGTGCGAGATGCCATCAGCGTCGAACAGCCGGTGACTGCCTCGTTCGCTGACGTGCAGCTGCAAAGGCGTCTTGATCCAGACGTGCCGTCCGTTTTCGAACTCGTACTCTCGCCACGCTTCGCTGGAGATATCCACGAAAACGAGATCGGTAACGTTGTTGAAGTTTGTCATGGTTTTTCGCCCTATTCTTGAAGAGAACATGCCGCGAAAGCGTCAGCAACCTGGCTGCCATTTGGCGGGGATCAACCAGACCGCAGCATGCCCTCTTCAAAAATAGGGCGTTCCGACCGGCTCACATGTCAGGGGAGACAATCGCGGAGTTCAGGGAGAACCACCGGTCGGAACGCCTTCAGTCTACGCTTGAAAGTGGTCTATTTCAAGCGCTTTCGTCGTCACACGTACTGCAAGCCGATGGCCCGCTCGTACGTTTCGATCAACTCGTCGAGCGTGGTCCGCTCGTCCTTGTCCATCTTCATCCGCGCGTAGACCTTGCGCATGATCTTGGTGTCGTAGCCGAGCGCCTTGGCCTCCGCGTAGATATCCTTGATGTCGTCCGCCGCGGCCTGCTTCTCCTCGTCGCGGTTGCCGATGCGCTCGAAGAACTGCTTGAGGCGTTTATCCTCGTCGCCGTTGTGACCGATGCCCGCCATCAGACGTAGTCCTCGCTGTCACTACCCAGCGCTTCCTCGGGCTTCTTCGCGTACTCGGCGAAGTCGTCGGCCGTGGCGGGAGCCGAGCCGCCGCCGAAGCTGTCGCCGTCGCCGGCGAACATCACCCCGAGCAGCGAGCAGTTGACCCGGCGCCCGAAGCTGTTGTCCTGCGCCCAGATCTCGACCTGCGCGTGGACCTTGCAGCCGGCGTAGAGGATGCGTTCGATCTGGGAGAGATCGGTGATCTCGGTGCCGTAGGCGTCGACCGCCGTAGGCCGGGTCTTCGGGTTGCGCGTGCCGAGCGAATACTTGCCTTCGAAGCCGTCGTAGACCTTGCCGGTCTTGGTGCTCTTGTAAGGCAGCTTCGAGAAGGCGACCTTCTTGTCCTCCACCAGCATGGCGAGGATGTCGGCGCCTTTGTCCTTCCACTGCTTCTTGGCGACGTCGAGCATCGCCGCGTCGAGCACCTTCACGTCCTTGTCGTCGGGGTCGATGATCAGCCGGGCGCCGTAGGCCGGCTCACCGTCGCCGATCGCCTGCGGCTTGGCCAGAGCGGGGAACGCCAGGCGCTTGTTCTTCAACATCAGTTTCATATCGCTATTCCTCTACGTCATCAGTGGCGAGCGCACGGAACTTCTCCGCGACGTCGGTGGCCAGCGAAGGCCGGGGGTCGGTGGCCGGAGCCACGGACGGCTTGCCGTCGGCGCGGGTGACGAAGGCGTTGACCTTCTCCCAGCGCTTCGGGGTCGGCTTGAGCAGCTTCTCGGCCTTGGTCGGACTGATCAGCTTCATGTCGTACATGTCGTCGACCTTCAGCCGGAACGACTTCTTGAGCATGTCCTCGACCTGTGCCTCGTCGGTCCATGCCCGGTTCCCGGCGCGGCCGGCGACGAGCTTGAAGCCCTCGACCGGCTTGCCGTCGGCCAGCAGTCGGAAGACCTCGGCGCGGACCGCCTTGCACCATTGCTCGACCAGCTCCACCTTCGACATGGCGATGGCGAGGTAGTTGTCGCCGGTGGTCTCATCGACTTCCATCGGGGCGAAGGCTGCGAACTCCTCGACGGTCGCGGGCGAGAACACCTCGCCGGACGTGGCGAGCATCATCTCCTCGCGCAGCGCGGGACAGACCGCCTTGGCGCGACAAAATCTGCAACCCTTCGCAGAAGGCTGCAAATAGGCCAACAGCGCTTCGTCATCGGGCGCAAACTGTCGTGCTTCATGTGTTTTAGCAGCGCAGATTTTGACCTTTTCGCCAAACTCGCGTAGCTGTGTGACCGGGATAGTCCATTCGCTAAAGTTTCCTTTTCGCGGCTGGTCGATCGCCAGAGTGATCGTCTCGAAGTCCGCAAACACACCGTAGTGGTCGACAGCGCACAGCCCGTAAATCTGGGTCTGTTCATCCTCCTCGGCGTCGACCTCGACGCCTTGACCGTATTTCAAATCCTTGATCTTGAGCCAGCCATCGCCGATAACCACGACATCCGATATCGCAACTCCGTTATCTTCGCCTGTGAGATGCCCCCGCGGCATCTTCTGCTCTACAAGCAGCGTGCCGCCCTTGGCAAAAGCCCTGACGCGCTCGCAGTAGCCTTTGACGTACTCAACCATCTCTCCCGAGACAGTGAAAGTCGAACCATCCTCGAAAGTCCAACGCTCCCCGACGTATTCGTCGAGATGCCAGCCGTCGCGGAGGTGCCCCGCAGCTAACTCGTGGGCTAGATTACCTTCGTTCGCGTAGATAGAACTTGTGTTTGGGAACTGACTCTCCAAGACGACGCTGCCTGGGCACGTCATCCAGCGCGCCGCGCTGGATGGCGAAAGGCGCACTGGGTGTTTACCGTTCGGTGCTGACACGTTCAAACTCCCTGTACGCAGCCTCTCGCGCTGCGGCTGCTGATTCGGCGGTCGGAAAGCTGCCGGCGCAGGCCATCCATCTCGCTGCGCCGGAGGGTGATAGACGGGCGTGGACGCTCATTGTTCGGGCTCCTCTTCGGTTTGCAGGCGCTCCCGGAGGGCCATAAGCAACCGACCGAGGTGATTGTCGCCTTTGCCGTTGCAAACACCCCAGAAGGTATCGCCCCACTTGTTGCCTTCGACCAGATCGGCGGTGCCGGTTGCGATGAGTTTGTTTTTGAGTCCCGGATTGGTGAATTTCTGCGCCAGTAGGTTTTCCATCACCGTCAGTTTCACGTCGTCCCAGTCGGGGCGGAGAACCGCGCGCCGCCCAAGGCGTTTGGCGTCGCCGGGCTTGGCGCAGTCGCTAACTTTCCAGCGAAAATCCGGGTCCAAACTCTTAGCGGCTACGTAGGCGTGCTCCACCGAAGGATAGCAAATTCCGTCGAGCATAACGGTCGCAGGCCAGAAGTTGGAAAGCCAACGGTACTCGCCTTGGAACTGTGCGATCGGCTCGGGCATCACGCAACGACCGCTGCGTCGAGAGCATCCTGCAGCGCATCGCGCAGCTCGGGCCGACGCTCCTCGGGCACCTGGGTCGCGCGAGCGACACCGAACTGCTCGAGAACGGCCTCGATGCCGGGCTTGCCGCACTTGTCGACGACCTTGAGGGTCAGTTCGCGGATGTCCTCGATCGTGACCTCGTCAGAAGGGGATACATCCGTCTCGGCAGTCTGGCCACTGTCGGAGGTCTGCGACGTATCGTCCTGTGCAGTAGCCGGGTCCGACGATGCTGCTGTGCCCTCGTTCACAGAGGCGTTTCCCTCCGGCTCCTTCTCGGCCTTCGGCTTGCGCGGCGTGCGCGTTGGGGCGGGTTTGTCGGCCGCAGCCGCGGCATCGGCGTCGCGCACTTCTTGCATGACGGGATCGCGTTCGGTTAGCAGCATGGAGCCTTTGAGAACATCGTGGACGAACGATGTGTTGGCAGTCGTGCCGAGCAGCGCCTGAAGCTGCTTGCGCAGGTCGGCACCGTCGGTTGCTTCGATCTTCAGTTTGATCACGTAGTTTTCTCCTCAGTTGTTAGATTAGGTTGGCGTAGTGAAGCGCCGCGAACAGCAGCGTGAAACTGAGGGCGGCGAGACCGACTGCGGAACCAGTATCGCGATCCCTGACGAAAGCTAACGCGAGCATGAAGGTGAAACCCGACGCCCATGCGGTGCCGAGCACGCTCATCGCACCATGCCCTTGTAAGCCGCAGCCAGTTGCTCCTCCAGATCGACGATCCGCAGAGCCTGCTCGTTGAGATGCTGGAGCATCAGCTCCTCGGCGCGGTCGTACTCGTCGTACAGCGCCTCGTGCGCGGCGATGGCTTCCTCGCTGTCCCACGGGATCGTGCCGTCGAACGCTTTGTCGTAGGCCGCGCGCTCGAAGCGGCGCAGACGGCGGATGCCGAGACGGTCGGGGACGACAGTGGTCATTCGCCGACGCCTTCGCTGAGCGCCAGCGCGGCGCGTGCTGCTTTCACTCGGCTGTCGGTTTGGAAGAAAGTGTCGGGCATCGCCAGCTCAGCGACTTCCAGAAGACCCAACAGCGCGCTGCGCAGTTCCGGTGCCGAAGCGGCGAGGAAGATGTCGCTCTCTTCACCGGTGAGATGCCAGCCGGTCCAGTGGTTGTGATCGGTGGAGATGGGACCGAAGCCGTCGGAGGTGCGCCACAGCGCGTCGCCGACCTTAATCTTGCGACCTTCCGTTTTGGCGAAGGCAACGTCATCGGCGTTAGCCAGACACTCGCGCCAGTCGATCGGCCAAACCCTATCCATATCCGATACCTCCTATCCGCAAATCTCTATCTTGAAACAGAGCTTAAACCAACCGCTTTAGGGCGTCAACCCTCTTACGAACAAAAAATCACTTTTCCACGATCGATCATCAGCACGGCGTCGCGCCGCTTGGCAAGCGATTGAATAGCCCGGTTAATCTCGAACCGGCGGACATCGCGCTTGCCCTCTTCGGGTGAAGGAGCAGCCGCGATGCAGGCTTCCAGGAACTTGTAGTAGTCACAATCCGCATCGCTCGCGTAGACGCTCTCCATCACTTCGAGCACATGCCGCTCGTGCTTGCCGTAGCGCACCACGGACCGCGCAGCAGGACCGTCGTCAGTCTCCTGCGCAGCAAGCTCCGCGGGCACGACCACGAGGCTCTCGAGCGGATCGCCGTCAGGATCGAACCCGAGGCTGATGGTCTCCAGCTTAAAGCCGAAGCGCTCCCCGTCCTTGCCGTCCTTCATCTTCTCGACGTGGATCTCGCGCTGGCCGTCGTCGTGCTTGATAATCTCGATCTGGGCAGCGGCAGCGCCCTTGATCCCCGACCAGCCGCGCGAGCCTTTGGAGGCATCCTTGCCGGTGTGGTGGATCAGGACGACGGTGGCGCCCGTCACCTCGGAGACGACCTGCGCGTTACGCAGCGCCGGTCCCATGTCCTCACCCGCATTCTCGTTGGCGCCCGGCGTGACCTGCGCGAAGGTGTCGATGATTACGAGGACGACATTGCCGATGGCTGCGATCGTCTTGATGATCTCGCCGATATCCCCTTTGTCGAGGAAGTTGGGCGCCGCGGTAACGAACGCGATGTCGATGCTCGCCGGATCAAGGTCATACTTACGGGCGTAGGCCCGGACGCGCTGCGGCGCACCGCCCGAGCCTTCGGCCATGACGATCAGGACGCGGCCCTGCTTGACCTTACGTCCGTACCAGTCGGCGCCGCGCGCCACTGAGGCGGCGATGTCGGTCGCCACAAAGCTCTTGCCGCTGCCCGAGGGGCCGAACACGATGATCGGATCAGTACCCTTCGGCACGATCCCCTTGACCAGCCAGTCGATCGGCGGGCGCGTGGCGATCTCGGCGGCGCTGTAGGCCCTGAACTTGCCGTCGAAGCCGTCAGGTGTGCGCGGGCCGCTGTCGGCCTCCGTGGTGGCTGTGACGGCCAGAGCGCGCAGATCGTCGAGGTTAAGGTCGCTCGCCTCCTGCGCCATCTTGATGACGCTGGCCATCGTGACCTGGCGCTGGCCGGGACCGGCCCTGCGGGTCATCGACTCCCACTGGCCGCGCAGCGCTTCCTCGCCGGGGTACTTGGCCCCCTGCTGCGACCATTCGTCCCAGATCGCGAAGCCGGTGTCGTCGCCCTCGGTTTCGTGGTGAACGGCCATGCCGACCCGGATCCAGTCGTCGCGGCCGAGATCGGGGTCTAGAGTGCTTAGAAGCTCCTCCATGCGCTCGACGGTCAGACCAAGGCGCGGCTCGCGCCCAGCCATGAAATCTTGGGGGTCTATCTCCTTGGGAGCGGCACTGCCGAAGCGCTTCTCGCACAGCGCCTTGACCGCCGGCGTCACCGGTGCGACCACGTCCTCCAGTTCCAGCAGCTCGACATGCGGCAGCCGGTTGCCGGTGACGGTGCAGAAGCCAGACGAAGAGAAGGTCTCGAACCCCCAGCCGAAGTCCTTGGCGTGCGTCTTACGGTTGCCGAGATCGCCGCGCATGAAAGCGCGGATGCCTTGGCCCGACGGGCTGTACTCGCAGAAGGTATCCTTGACGACGGCCATGACCTCGGCAGGCATGTGGCCGTCGGCATCCAGACAGAAATCGAAGTCGAGCGCGACGATGCCGAACTCGGCGAGCGGCGCGAAGCCGACACCGTCGAAGCCGAGGCGCTGCGCCGCGGCGACAGCGGCCGGGAACGTCACCAGCTTCGCTGCGTCCTCTGGACCGCCCTGCTTGCCGTGGCGGCGACCGCCCGAGGCGTACATCGGCACCTTGCGCGGCTTGGACTCGCCCTCAATCTGCTCGCTACGCCAGCACAACCACGCCGGCAGCACGCGGAGCTCGGCTGGTGCCGTGATGAACTTGTGCTCGGGTACGATCTTGGCCACGTTGTTCACAACCGGGGCCTGCTCGTCCGGCATGTCATACGACTTCCAGCGCGTCGATCGAGACCATCACGCTTTCGACGAAGCCTTTCGTGACTTCCGCGTTGACCGCATTACCGTAGCCCCGCAGAAGCCCCATTCGATTGGCAATCCCATTAGCCAGCGGGAATGAGCCGGATTCAACGGCGCGCCACGCTGGCTCTCCGTCAGGATTTCGGCACAGCAGCCAGTCTGCATCTCGCCAGAAGCCGTTAACCGGCCCCGGATCGCGAACTGCAAGTCTTTCACTGCTGCTACCGACGACACGAACCGGTTGTTCCCGGCTTGGTGCCCGTTCGCGTTCACCGGACACGTTGGTGTTTGCCACGCTACCAGCTGCACCGCCAGCGAGCAGTGCGTCACCGCCCCCGCGCCCATCTGGATGCCCCGCGCGACGCACGCTTTCTTGCGTGCCAAGTGCTGCTCCGGCGTCCCTCCCGGCTCTGCTGCTGGCGTCGGCCAAGCGCTCAGCCACGCCTGACGGCCCAGCAGGCAGTTGATCGGTACGTTCGGGCACTCCGTCCCGTCCTTGTAGTCGCGGGTGGTGGGCCACGCCGCTAGCTTCGCTACCGGGTTGAGCGCCACTGTCGCCTTGCTCCCGTCGGGCCGCTTGCCCGTCGCGCTGGCGTCCTTCGCCATCTGCGAGCCCGATGCGTTCCCGACAGTCGGAGACGGCCAGAAGGCCAGTGCTGCTGCTGCTGGCAGCCGGTCCGCGCCCTGCGACGGACCTCCGTGCGGGCCGTCCTGCTGGCACGGTGTCGGCCAGCCATGCAAAATAGAGACGTTGACGGATGTGCGGCGCCCCGAAGCCCGCAGAGCAGAGATCGAGCGCCCCTCCGGCGTAACCCGCGCCTTCCATGTCAGCTTGTACAAGGTCGAGCCAAGCAAGTCCGTCCTTGCTCGCAACCTGCTCTCCAAGAACGACAGGAAATCGGCGCTCCGAGATGAGATGGTAGAACGCCGGCCAAAGGTGCCGCTCGTCGTCGAACCCGCCTCGGCCGCCTGCCGCGCTGAAAGGTTGGCACGGGCAGGACCCGGTCGTGACGGGTCTGTCGTCGGGCCATCCGGCCCGGCGCAAGGCGTAGGACCAGACTCCGATTCCGGCGAAGAAATGGTGCTGAGCGTAGCCGTCGATGTCGCTTGGTCGAACGTCACGAATGTCCCTTTCGTCGACATCGCCCGGTGCGATGTGGCCTGCGTCTATCAGATTGCGTAGCCAGGCCGCGGCGAACGGATCATGCTCGTTGTAGTAGGCGCACTTCTCCACAACCTCATCCCCCGCCGTTAAAACCTAGTTGTCGATCGGCTCGCCGACCAGCGCCCTGAGCGACGGCTTGACCAGCAAAGCGCGGTCTACTCCGTAAAGTTCTTCAACCTCGAGCGCGCGCTGCGGAGGCAGCCACCCCCTCCGGACCCACTCGCCGACGGCCTGGACCGAGACGCCGAGATGCCGGGCGAAAGCGGAGCGTGCGCGCAGCGGGTTGCCGCAGGCTTCGCCCGCCTTCAGGATCGCTTGCTCGATGCCGGTCATGTCTGAGTGGTCTCCGTAAATTGCGTCATGGCTTGCAAGTATCAGGTTTAAGGTCGGGGTTCAAGCCAGGTTCCACCGCCCTACCCACCTCATTCGCCGCGAACATGTTCCCGTAGTCTGGCTCCGGCACTCGTCACAAACGAAATTGTTGTTTTCGATCACGTCCACGCACACAAAAGACATCCGGGTTTGAGTGGCATCCTTCCCGCACGCGGAGCAAACCGCCATGGGGTTGAAGTGCTCACCAACATACCGGTACTCTCGCTTCACTGCGCCTAGAGCGCGGATGGCTGCTGCGATGCGATCGGCATCTAGAGCACGCATGGCGTCTTGCTGGTTCCACTCTTCGTTCAGGACGCTTGGATTGCGCCGCCAGCCTTCCGCAACTTCGGTGGCCACCTTCGCGCTCGCCTCCACGCCTTGCTGGAAGCCTAGCTCGCGGTGGGCGGCGAAGGCGTGAGTTACAGGATAGACGTCAGCAGCTCCAGCAAGCCATTTGGATTTCGCTTCCAGTTTAGGCTTGTTGTGAAACTCCACCGGAGCAAACGCCCACGCCGCCAAACGATCCGCAAGCGTAACCTCAACCATTATCGCCTCCAAGATGATCGCCGCGTTCGAGGGCGTTGGCGATTGCTTCCGGCCAACTGCCATATTCGAACCATTCGGCCAGTCCTCGCAGCCACGCCACGACCACCTCCCGCTCCTTCGCCGCATCGGTGCCGAGGGCGGACAGGGCGGCGCGCCCCTTATCGAGCAGGACAACCACGAAGTTGTTATCGCCGGCCTGCATCTGATCGAGATATCCAGCATCAAAGCAACGGTTAATAGTGTCTTCGATGCCGTGGCCATCATCACAGAAAAGCGCGACCCGTTCGTCCTCGGCAGACATTCGGCCGTTCTCTGACGCGACGAGCTTGATCAGCTCTGCCATCTTCGCAGCCTGCGGACCAAACATCTCCATTGCGATGCGATGCTCGACAGTCTCCACCCCCGGCGCGGGGGAAGGCTTGAGCGCCTCGGCTGCGATAAGCGCCGCGTCCCAGCCACAATCGAATATGTACTCCGGGCTGCAATCTCCGCCGTCGAAATCATGTTCACGGTTGGCTGTGCCAAAAGCTGCGTGACGCGCTGCCTCGAATGATTGAGGCGCGGGGGAAGGGGAAAGGCGCGCAGCAATACGAAGAGCCATAAACACCGGGTCAGGGCAATGGCGCTCGCTGGGGATGGCGCAGTAGCGATATTCGCCGTCTCCGCCAGTCAGAAGGTCGATAAACTGGACAGCCTCGGAGAAACCATCGCGCTCGGCAATGGCGATCATAGCTTCGTGTTCGCTTAGGTCGGCAAAGTTTGCTGTGCTGTCGAGAACGCTCCAACGATCCCGCAGCCTCTCGGCGAGTGTGGTCATTGGCCCGCCTCCCATAAAATGGCGTCCGCTCTGCCTGTGAAGACAAGCCATGCCGCGCGTATGCGGTTCCAAAAGCCTGGATAGCCGCTAGGTCGCGCCGGCACCCACGCCACCCCCGGCGGCACCTTCTGCTGCATTGCGTTTGCTTGCTCGACCAAGTTTCGGACTCTTAGAATGTTAGGCTGTTTCATCGCTGGGCTCCTTGGCGCGGAGGATGGCGGTCAAACGCTCGTTGATTGCCGCGACGAGATATTGTGACGTGAGAACGTCGCTGGCTCCCAGGCGCGGCCATTGCATAATGACCTGCGCGACATGCTCCCACTCGGCAAAGGTGAGACCGCCGAAGACTTCCGCCCGCTGCTGGTCCTCAGTCTGCATCACCAGCCTCCTTCGCCTTCAAGATCGCGGCGAGAAGGGCTAAGGCAAGTGTGGAGTACAGGGGCTCTAGATCGGGCAGTCTGGCCTCCCCCGGCCAAAGAACTCTTGCAGCTCCGCGTCCGTCTTCCATTTCAATGAACTCGATACGAGAGCCGTCAGGTTTGAGCATCATCGCCGCCGACTCCCACGCCGAGGCGTCGAGCATGGCGAGGAAATTATTCCGTGTGTTGCGCCACGCAACGATGGCGGTCGACAGGGCTTTCAATTCTTCGTCTGTCGCATCGGGCTCCTGCACTCTCATCATGAGCGAGTGTGGCCTCGGAAAGATCAGCTCGAACGCCTCTTCCAGCAACGCCCGCTGGTCCTCTGCCCCGGCTTCCTCGACGCGGTGGGGGAGGTTGTTAGGCATTGACCACCACGTCGTCAGCGTTAAGCGGCTGCGTCCATTTCCAGCCTTCGGTGCTGGTCCAGATGCGATCCCAGCCATTGCACTCGCCGTTCATCGGGCAGAGTGGGCCGGTCACCATAGCCATCTCACTGCTCCTCCGCGTTGATGTGGTGGATCAGCGGCGGGGTCATGCAGAGACCGGATGCAGCGATCATCACCAGAGCCGCAATGAAAGCCGTGAGCCCAAACAGGGCAAAGAACGCCGTCAGCACATTGAGCCACACCCTCATGTCGCGCACCCTCCTGTGCATTCGTCATCGGGCAGCAGGGTTACCGGCACCGACAAATCGACCTCGCGCAACGGGATGCGATCGGCGTGTAGATAGGGCATACTCTTGAAGCCCCGTGGCGGTGTGTCGTTACTGCGAATGAAGTCGTCCACTTGGCAGGCGTGCTCAAAGTCGGACGGCGAAAGCGATCGCCAGCTCTCATTCGATCGAAATGGGCAGACGCGGCAACGCGATCTCGGCGGCTTGCGGTACTGCCGTTCTTCAAGCCAGCGCACGCAACCGTTGAACGACATATCGGCGTTGAGCAGCGGATAGGTGATTGTCTGCCAATAGGTGGCCGGGAAGCCGCCCGCGCGCAGATATTCGTCGGTGCTGATGCCTATGCAGACTTCGACTTGCGTACCTGGCTTTACACGGCAGCCCTTGGCGATGCCGAGAATGCGCCGGATTTCCTGCGTCACCGGATCAATCTTGAGCGTCTTCGTGCAGGTCCGCCACATGCGCCCGCCGTCCGCAAGGAAGTATGGCAGCGTCACTAAAAGCTTGCCATCGGGCGGCCCCTTGGAACGCTTGATATGTTCCAGAATGCTCCCAGTTTTGCTCATAGTGCGAATAACGGGAACGCCGGTCTGCTCGATAGCGTATTCGAGGTAGTCCCAAACTTCCTCTGGTTCGTCCCCGGTGTCGCTGATAATCACGGCGTCGAACGGCGCGATCTCGCCGCGAGCAGCCTTGAACAGCAGGGTCGAAGTTTGGATTCCCCCACCGTGAGATAACACACGCAAAGTCGGGCTCTCTGGCGACGGGAATGTGGCAGCCCACATCTCGCCGGGGGATCGGCCCGCCGCTCGGTGCTGGCTCGTTTCCATCCAGTGCGCGGGAATGGCAGCAACGGCACTCACCGCCCGGCCCCAACTCTGGTGCGCCCGCCCGAAAAGCTGATCAGCGCAGGCCCGGTGATCAGGAAGGGGTCTTCCATCAATGAGCGATCGGGGGTCATCAGTACGGGCTCCCATCTTCGTAATAGCCGCTGATGCCGAGGTCGATCTCGTCATCGCTAAGTTCGTCGTCAAGCTCTTCCCAGGGGCAGAACCCGCCGGTTACTTCCTCAAGCTCGCAGGAGCGCGGGCTGTAAGCGCCGCAGAAGGGGCAGAGAGGCGTGTCCATCAACGCCCTCCCGCATGAGTGTGGCTGGTGCAGGGCGAAACCCGTTTCCCGCAACACCCCCATCCCATTGATTCATATCGAATCCCGTTTCCCGGCAAATTGCCAGAAAAGCCCGGATTTCTGCGGTTTCTGCCTAATTTAGGAATAAGTTGTCCGGCTTCCACGGCGTTGATTCCTTTACGTTTTATTAATCCGTTTCCCGAGCCGTTTCCTGTTCCCGGTTTGGACGAGGCGGTTGCGTTCACTTCGCGTTCCTCCTGCTGTCCATCTTGAGTATCGCCGCCTCGCCGAGCTTCCGGTTGTTCACCCGCGCGGCGTAGTGCTCGATAACCTGCATCGACTGGCCCGTGATCGAACCGACTTCGGCGATCGTGCAGCCCGCCAGCAGCAAGGCGTTGACCGCGTTCTTGCGCAGGCCGTGCGGCACGGTCTCAAAGCCGAGCCCGGCCGTGAAGGTGCTGGCGCCGGGCCTCTGTTTGAGGGTTCTTTGTTGTATACTGATGACTCGCAGATCGCTCCTCTCGGTCTTGACGAACCGGCCGCGGGTGTCGCGGTCGGTGAGCCGCTTCAGCTCCTGCCGGGTCGCTGCAAGGTTTCCTTGGACCGCCTCCAGACACGCGCCTAGTTCGTCCCGCTGGCTCCTGAGCTCGTCGATCTCGGCAAGCATGCTCTCGGCACTGGATCCGGCGAACAGGGCGCAGGTGAGGAAGCCGAGGCCGGCGCCGATGAACAGTGAGACGGCGATGGTGATGATGAGGATGATTGGTGCATGTTCCACGTGGATCAATTCCTTTTATTGCCGCTGCACCACAGCACTGGTTTCCTTGGCGTCGGTCACCTTGGCGGGGTCGATGTCGCCGGGGCATTCGACCGCGACGGCCGACGCGGGGAGCCTGCCGGGTGTCGTGACCACGTCGGGCTCTATCAGCGCCGTGCGAGCTTTGCCCGTCAGAGGATCAACCAAGTTGACGATGGTCGCCGCGCCGCTGTCGGGCATGTAGAGACCGTTCGGCTCGGGTTGTGCTTGCTCGTACACGCCGCGCGCGAACCCGGCACCCGGATCAACGACCTGCGGGTATGTCGGGGCGGTAAACTGCGTGCCGAGACTCACGCCGTAGCCGACAGCTTGCCCGAGGCAGACAAACCGCCCGTCGAGAGCCTGTGTGTAGACGTAGACCAGCGTCGTCTGGTCCATATCCTCGTAAGCATTCTTGAGCAGTTTGCGCTGCGAATAGTTGGCGATCCGGGGCATGCCGATTTCTCGGTCTGCCGCGTCCATCGAAATCCGGGTAGCTTGTGCCTGCCTCTTTCCTGCGGGATTGGTTTCTACGCCACACCCTGCAAGGGCGACGATGCTGGCGATCAATAGAATGCGCTTCATGTCAATTTCCTCCGATTTGAGCGGCGCACGCCTGATTGGTGGGCGTGAGTTCGCCTTCGTAAGTGTCGAGAGTGCTGCGGATCAGGTCGGCAACGGCGGTGCGCGCCGGGCCTTCTGCGGCCTGCCAATCGCGGCAATAGCGGGCGATGTCGCGGTTCGTGCCCTGTTGAAACTGGCGGCTGTTGTCGTAGACCTGGGCTACCGTCTCTGCGTCGAACTTCTCGGCCTCGCGCCCGACGAACTTGCCGCCGATGAACAGGGGCAGGATCAGGAAATAGAACACCGCGAGCAGGGCGACGCCGAATGCGAGCCATTTTACGCTAAGCCAGAACATGCCCTTGTCGGGCGAGACTTCATCGTATTTCGACATTGGATTTTCCTCCTGTTGAGTTAGCTGTTGCTTACCCGCACGCGGCGGTAGTCGACGGCGTCGCAGCGCCGGCCTGCCTCAAAGGCTAGGACGATCGCCCGCTTGGCCACGGTATCAGCCCTAGCGGTTTGGAGAATCGACGTCTGGTGTCTAGCGCTGGGTGTCATACCATCCGCTCCTGTTGCTTGCCGCAGCGTGCGCAAGTCCGTTTCTGGAAGACCGGCCGGACATAGCCCGGCATCGAATAACGCTCGCCCCACCGGCTCCAGTCATGGCCTCGCCAGAAGCAGGAGCCACTCGGACGCTGGTGCTCGGTCATTGGGGTTCTTCCTCTATCGGACGCAACGAAAGTCCGCTGAGCGCGTGGGGGAGCTTTACCTGAAACGCCTTGCCGCACGGGATGCAGGCGAGTGCGTTCTGTATGCCCGGCGGGCAATACATGCGGACTTCGGCGGCCCTACAATCGGGCGACAGCTGCAGCTGGCAGCGCATCGGGGACTTGGCCATCGCTTCTAATCTCCTTCAATTTGCCCGCCGGAGGCACCCTGCAGCCTCGAAAAGCGGTTCGGGGTAGTTCGGGGGCCGGTTTGCTCTAGGATCGCTCCTGAGGGGCTAATTCTCGATCGCGTTCAAGGCGAAGGGATAGACGCGCCAGTAGATCGGCAGCGACCAGTGCTTCCCGCTCTCGCCGTGCTGTGCGATCAGCGCGGCGCGCTGCGCGGCCATGCGCGCCTTGCAGAGCGCTTCAGCCGCAGCCCCGTCGTCCATGACGCCGGCCGGGAAGTCGTTGCCCATGATCACGAACAGGCGCTTGGGGGCGCTGTCGGTCACGACGCGGGCACCGGAGCGGCTTGCATCAGAGCGATGAGTTTGTCAGCGTACCGGATCCAAGCGGCTTCTTCCGACCCCGCCGACCACACCGCCGACTCCGCCGCCGCCTCCGCCGCCGCCGACCACGCCGACTCCGCCTACCCCGGGGGCGAAGCCCAGAAGCTCGCGATCATCGCCGAGCTGCGGGACCACGCCGACGCGGATCGCATCGTCAAGGGCATCTACTGGGAGAACGGCAAGGGCTGCGCCGTGGGGTGCACAATTCACTCCGACGAGCACGCCGAGTATGAGCCCCGGTTCGGCATCCCGCGGGCTCTCGCGCGGCTTGAAGATTCCATCTTCGAGAACCTGCCGAACGGGCATGCTGCGCGCTGGCCAATCCGGTTCATGTCAGCTGCCTCGGTCGGTGCCGATTTGTCGCTCGTGCAGTGGCAGTTCCTCGACTTTGTAGTTTCAGAAGCACTCGCGCGGCCTGAGGCCGACAGCGTTCGTGAGGCATGCCAGCCGGCTCTCGATATCGTGCGCTCCGCAGCCCGCGGCGAGCCCATTTCTGAGTCGGCGGCGTGGTCGGCGGCGGAGTCGGCGGCGTGGTCGGCGGCGGAGTCGGCGGCGTGGGCGGCGGAGGCGGCGGCGCCATCGACGTAGGCGGTGACCGGCTTGCTGGCGGCGTTGATCAGTTGGGCGAATTCGGCGATGCCGTTGGCTTGTCCGCCCGGGCTGTCGATGACCAGCACGATCTGACTGACAGCGGGATTGCTGTCTGCGGCGGCGAAGTCGGAAGCGAGGACGGCCAGCGATGTGGCGCCGGAGACGTCCGTGAACAGGTTCGCATAGCGGAATACCGGACCGGTGACGGGGATCAGGGCGATATCGCCGCGCATGGTGACGGCGCGCGTGTTCTGCAGGGGGCGCCCAAGCTTGGTCTCGAGTGCCTCAATGTCGGCCTTGCCGCCAGCCGTGTGCCTTTCCGCGATACTCCGGATTTCGAGCAGCGTGTCGGGTTGGATCGCCCAGGGCGAACTGAGAACGTCGATAAGTTTCATTGACTCACTGTGGATGGGCTTTGCAAGAGGCTAAGGCATCCTGCCGGGCCGTTTTAGGGAAAAATTGAGACGTGAAGTATTGCGGCCTTGATGAGGGTTCACGCGGTTGGAATCCTGACAAAAATGCGGCTCTCCTCGAGGCGCGCGAAAGGGCGCGGCGTGTCGATGCGCACGTATTTCGAGGACGAAATCAGGCGCAGAGGATCGAGAGAAAGATCCCCGTCGTAGTCGACGGACAGCGAGTCGTAACTCACTGACGGGGAATCGTAGTAGGCGATGCTCATCGAGACGCCAACAGGCTATCAGACGACTCGGGACCTAGAGCAGCTTGGCCATATTGGTGGCGTGGCCGGCGTTGAGCGTGGTGACCAGGGCGTTGGCGGTGTCGAAGGTGACGGCGCCGACCATCGTCTTGGTGATGCCTTCGTGGGCGCCTTCGCCGGCCGGCAGTGTGGTGCCGTAGTCGAGGGCGTTCCATTCGCGCTGGGCGGCGACCAGGGTATTCAGGGCGTCCCAAATTTGCCGGTTGGCGGTGCGGATAAGGTTGATGTAGTCCTGCGAGCGGTTGCTCATGGTGCGGGCTCCTGATGAGGCGGTTACGTAAGCAGGCCAAGCGCCTGCAGCTTGCTTTCGAGCTGGTCGACGCGGGTCTTGAGGTTGTTGATCGTGGCGATGGCCAGATCGCGGTTGCCGGCGGTGTCCCAGCCGCCGGCCGCGGTTCCCGTGCCGCCTGCCGGGGCAGAGGCGACCGTGGCGGTCAGGGCGGTTGGCTTGACGACGGCGGTGGCGCCGAAGAATCCGATTCTGGCTACCGAGCCGTCTGCCTCGATCCGCACGCCTTCGCGGGCGGCTGCCGAGTCCCAGGCGGAAAGCGTCAGGCGGGTCTTGCGCGAGGCGTGCGTGGCGTCGGTCCAGGTGGCGGTGACGTCCGCCTGCGTGGTGTCGACGGTGGTGCTGGATTCGGCGGCGAAGACGAGGCGTGGACCGAGGCCGGCAGCGCCAACGCCGGCTCCGGTGACGTTCTTGGTCAGGGTCTCGACGGTGACGGCGGCGTTTGTGGTGGCGTCGATCAAGCTGTGCGTGCCGGCGCCGTAGATCATTGCGGCGGTGGTCTGGTTGATCGTTCCGAGAACGGTGGTGTTTGCGCCCAGGCCGACGGCGTTGGCGCCGATGACTATGCTGAAATAGTCGGCATCGCTAAAGCCTCTTGATGCAGACCCGATGTATACAGACGCTGCGGCGGCAGCCAGTGCCGTTGATCCGTCTGCCTGATACCGCCCTGCAAGATACCCTATCCCGACATTTTGGGAGGTTGTCGCGATGTTTAGCAGCGCGCCATACCCGACGGCCGTGTTGTCGCTGCCTGTGGTGACGTTTGTGAGAGCAAGATTTCCAAGTGCCGAACTGCGCAGGCCAGTTGTGAGCAGAGAAAGTGTGGAGACTCCAAACGCCGAGTTGAGCTGTCCAGTCGTCAGAGACCTCAATGCGAGGTTGCCAAACGCAGTGTTGGACAATCCCGTGGTCTGGTATCTGAGTGCGCCGACCCCGAAAGCTGTGCTGGCGAAATCAGCGGTCGCTCTTGACTCTACCGTCACCGTGGATCCGCTGCTTTTGACGCTGAGCGCGGGTTTCGATACAGCCGTGATTGCCTTCAACGAGACGGCCGAAACGACCCCATCAAAGTCTGTCGTTGGTGTTGCGGTGAATCCTGCCGTCGACGTCGTCGTCGGCCCGAATGTTCCCGTAGCGGTTTGCGACGCTACCGATTGACCACCGACAGCAAGCGTGACGCTGCCCGTCGTCCGCCCGGTGATCGTCCAGGACATCTGGTATTTCGTGGCATTGGCAATCGTCGCGCTGTGCGATAGCGCATTGGCGCCTCCTCCGTTCGCGTGCGTAAAAACGTCATCCGGGCTTTCTGTCCAGCCGCCCGGCACCGTCCATCCTGCCGTAGTCAGCAGCTCGCCGCCGAGCGTCGGGCCATCGGTGGCAGCGGTCCCCTGAATGATGATCGTGCCACCTGTCGCCGCGAACGTCGTCACTCCACTCGATGCAACCGTCGCGCTCAGGTAGTTTGCGACATCGTACCCAAGCCGCAATTGCTCAGTCGTTGCCAGTCCGTGAATCTTGGCAGACGGCGAGAGGGTGCCGACGCCGAGGCTGGCGGCAAGCTCGTCGTAGGCTGACTCTGCCCCGAGGGTGATCTTCCCCTTGGTGGCATGCGCCGTCGAAGCGAGCGTCAGCGTTTCGCTTGCCGCCGTTCCGCCGTTGAGCGTTTGCCCGCCTGCGACACCGGGCAGGCGGGCCAGTACCGGCGCAGCGGTCGTGCCGATCTGCGCTTCGATCGCCTCGATGGCGTCGTTTACGTCTGCATGCTGCTCGCTGTGCTTTCGAGGGGAGGAGCCGCCAAGCGGATCGCCGGATGATGGGTTCGTTAGAGCATCGATGGCGGCGGGGAATGCGGTGCTCATGTGGTGGTGACCTCGGGCAAAACGAGCAACTCGGAATCAGGGGCGCAAAGCGCGGTTGTTCCGCCGGCGACTCGGGTGATCTCGATGTCGAAGACGAATGTGCCGGCTTCGAGCGCGCTCGATTGCGCGTCGGACAGCCGAAGCCATAGCGCGGAATTGGCGTTGTCGAGTTCGAGCGTTCCGGTACCGGTGCTGTAATTGGCCAGCAACGTCGCTCCGACAGACTCGCGAACGTCAAGGCTCGCCGCAGAATAGGCAGACAGGTCGATCGGCTGGTAATAGACGACCTGGCCCCCGTTGGTGTAGGTTCGCCAGGCGGCGCTGTTGATGTCGGGATACTGGAATGAGTTGGCATCGACCAGGGCAATCTTGCGCAGATCGGTGGCGCGCAGATGGTCCCATGGAGTGTTCAGTTCGGTCATGCCCCCGGCGTTCATGATGGCGGCTCGCCATCCGTTGGGCATGCCGTGCGACGGGGCGGTGACGAGTAGCGGGGCGCTCCTGGACATCGCGGTGATGGCGACGAATACGAGAAGGTCCGACTCGATCCGGATCGGGATATCCGCCTTGGCGCCACGCCGCACGGTAAGGGATAGCTTTTGCATCAGGTCTCCCTCGGGTCGGATTCGGCCCGGTCTTCTGGAGGCTCTGGAGCGCCTGGCGCATGCGGGTCGTCCTCATCCAGGCCATCCGCTTTGCGGGCGGTTTCCTCGATGACCAACTGGCGATGTTTGACGCGCCAGTCAACGCCATCGTGCAGGATGCTTTCGGCGGCGCGGGTGCTGATGCCCAGGGCGATGCGATCGGCGGCGGCGGTGACCTCCTTGGCGGGATCAATGCTGCCCGGCCCGTCGCCAATCCAGACAGCGGCACTCCAGGCGCGGCGAATGGCCGGGTCGGCGAAAAACCCGGGGGCGGAAACGCGGCCAAGGGAGACGGCTTCTTCGAGCCAGGCCTCATAGACCGGCTGACAGAATGAGGTGGCCAACCAGTCGCGGCGACTGCGGAAGAACTTCCACGCATCGAGAAGAGCGGCACGGGCGGCGCTGTAACTGGCGGTAAAGTGCTTGATGAGGACTTCAAAGGGCAACTCGAGTCCGACGCCGATCTGGCGGATGATCGCCTGGCAGAAGGGATCAAACAGGGCGTTGGGCCGCCCTGGATTCGGCGCTTCGACGGACTCGCCGGGCAGGAGGTTGACGGCCTTTCCGGGGCCTTCGAGGTTGCCTCCGTTTATGGTTCCGTCCCAACTAATGGCGCTGTTCAGGTAGGCGGCCTTGCCGTCCTGGTCGAACATCTCCTGAAATGCTTCGGGGTCCATCTTGACAAAGACGGCAAACATGCCGCTGATCACGGCGGCTTGCAGCTCGGCATCGGTGTAGCGTTGGAGCTGTTTGAGGGGTTCGATCACTGGCGCCAGGATGGGAACGCCTCGCGTTTGGCCGGGCCGACGGCGGTCGAAGTGGTGCAGGACGTTGCGCCGGCCGCTGATGCTGCCAAAGGCCTGAACCGTATCCCACTTGAAGCCTTGGCCGCGGTGGATGAGCGTGCCGGGATGGCTCCGGCAGATGGCGTATTCCAGCGGGGCGCCGTAGGAATCGAAGCGGATCCCACCCGCCATCTCGGCGGAGTCCATCGCAAAATTCGGGTTGCAGATGCGGTCCGCCTCGATGATTTGCAAAGTCAGACTGTAGGGATTCCCGGAGCGAGTGACGCTGGGCAACAGCGTGAATACATCTCCGGAATCCATGGCGGAGCGAAAGACGAGCGATTGCTGTCCGTAGAAGTTTTGCGTTCGCGTGATGTCACAGTCAGCGCTGTCTGCCCATAGCCGGAATTCGCGCAGGGTTGTGTCGGCCCATACCTGTGCAGTCGTGGCCGTGAGGCCAAGCGCCTCGGCGTCCGGCTGCGGCTGTGCGGACAGCCCGGTGCCGACGACGTTGGTGACGATCGTGCTGATGGCGCCACCGGCCAAAGGGGCGTTGCGCGCCAGGTCGCGGGTGCGGCCGCGCAAGGTGGGAAGGTCGTTGTTGGTCTCGGTCTCGGCATCTCCCGGGCGCGGCGCCCACCCGGCCAGGCCGGGGCGTCCAAAGCTGGCGCCGTTGTAGCCGCCGAGCATGGCCAGGGCTCCACGTGCCTGCAGGCGTTTGAGTGCGAGTTTGGGGGATACGAGGGCGATCGCTCTGTCGAGGAGGTTGCTCTGCGCGAGGACGGGCTTCTTCATGGCGTCAGTCCTTAGCCAATCGGCGCAATGGTGCGCATACGCCCACGTCCGGTGCTGGTAGCATCGAGGGCGCGCACGCGCTCATTCCACAGAGTGACGCCAGCCTGGACGGATTCGAGGTTGGCGCGCGTGAGCGCCTGGCCATCGATCTCGACTTTTTGACCGAGAAGGATTTTTTCTTCGGCGGCGAGATAGGCGTCGAGTTTGGCTTGCGCCTGAGCGAGGGTGATGCCTGCCATGGGATCTCCAGTTTTGCGCAGACTATCGGAAGCGCGCACCCTGGATTAGGGAAAAATTGAGACGTCAGGGAGGGGCAGCGCCTCGGCGTTTGAGGTAGCGGTACAAGGTGGCGCGGCTGATGCCGTTCTCTTGCGCGATTTTTTCCACCTCAACGGAGCGCAGATATTGCGCCTGGACGACATCGGGTTTGCCGCTCATCTCGATAGGCAGTTTCTTGATGTAAAAGGTATCTCCGGCGAATTCGTTGCGGAAGGTGCGTTCAACTTCCTTCGCCAGCGCCTCGGTAAGCGCTCCCTCACGAGCCACGGCCGCGAGCAGGCGCGAAATCAGTTCGCGGACGATATCGACGCTCATGGGCGTTTCCAGCCGTTCAGGCTGATTCCGGCGCTGCTTGAGGCTCGGAGGGGGCTTGGTGCGGGTAGCGGTTCGGCGGAGGTGTTCTGAGCCGGCGCGAAGAGGTCGCCATTCGCGGGTTGGACGATTTCGGCGAGGGCTTGCCAGTATCGGGTCGGCTTGCGGGCGAGCTCCAGGTGAGTCTCGAGCCAGACGCAATAGACGGCGCAGTCGAAGGCTTCTACGCGCTTGCGGAGTTGTGTCCAGCGGGTTTCGTGTCCGCTGCGTCCTTCCTGCTCGGCGCGGGCTTCTCCGGTGAGCTGGAGGAACCACTCCTCGGGGAGTTCGGCGGAGTGGTGCATGTAGCCTGGTCCGGGGGTGGTCATGGCGGTGCGCGAGTGAAGCAGGTCCTTAGCGAGGTTGGTGCCGACGTACCAGAGGAGCACGCCGCGCTTGCGGAATCGGCCGCGGTAGTCGAGATCGACCTTGCTGACGCCATGCTTGATGCTGCGTTCGCGCGCGCTGGCGCCACGCACGGCGAATACGTTGCGCTGCCGGTGGGTGAAACAGAAATTGTAGACGGCCTGCGTGAAGTGCCCTCCGACGTCGATCGCCGTGGCGTGGATCCGTAGCGTTGTTCCAGCGGCGTGGGGGAATGCGGTGTTGAAGATGAGGTCTTCGAGCGCCTGCCAGACGTCATCGGCGCCGGGGGAGCCGTAGAAGATTTCGTGGGCGATGGTCCAGGTTTCACAGCCCTTGCCGTAGCCGCGAACGGTGCATTCCAGGCGGTTGTCCTGGGTGTCGACGGCGGCCAGCAGGAGCAGGCAGCCCATGGGGACCGTGCGGAGTTTGTAGGGCTCGGCGCGGGATTGGATTTCGCTGGCGTCTGTCTTCTCGAGGTCTTCTTCCCAGGCGCGGCCCAGGGTGGTGTTGGTGAACGCCTTGAGGGCGCTCTTGTCGCCTTGCTCTGATTTCTTGTGGGCGGCGGCGAAGTCGCGGACGATATTGGGCCAACTGGCCGCGGGGCTGTAGGCTGTCCAGACGCCGATGAAAGCGATGTGTCTCGGGGCTTGGACAGTGCGGCCACTGCGGTCGTGAAAGTTGCCGGCATGGTCTAGGGTAATGGTGCGGTCTTCGTTTTGGTAGTAGCCGCGCTCCCAGACGGCCAGGTACTCGCCTTGTGTGAATCGGGCATCGCAGTGGGGGCATTGATGGCGGACGGTTTCGGGAATGGGCTCCCCGTCGGCATCCTTTTGCCATTTGAATCCGTGGGGTTCGTCTTTTCCTCCCCAGGTAATCGGCAAAGCGGTATCGCAGCGGGGGCATGGGACAACGAATGTGAAGCGTTCGTCGGCGAGCTCGGTGCGGTCGTAGATGAGACTGAAGCCCTTGGTCTTGGGGGTGCTGCCGACGACGATCTTGGGGAATGTGGCGCCTTCAGCGCGCTTGGCGGCGAGGGTGAAAGGGTCTCCTTCGCCTTCTATGTCCCTGTCAAAGGCGTCGACCTCGTCGAGATAGACGACGTCGACGCTGATGCGGCGAAAGTTCTTGGCGGCTTTTCCGCCGCGTAGGTGGAGGATGGAGCCCAGGAAGGTTTTTTGTTGCAGGGTGTTGTCTTTGTGGCGGCTGAGGTAGGCCGGGAATACCGCTTGCATGACGGCGATGTCGCGCAGCGCGGGGTCGAGTTCGGTCTTTACGAATTCCGTGCGGTCATCGTCCGTGGGCTGAAACATGACCTGGTTGCGACGTTTGTGCTGGGCGAAATAGCAGATGGCGGCCAGCATGATCTTGGTGTTACCGGTGCGGGCGGACTTGGGCCAGTCGATTTCTTCGATATCATCATTGCTGATGCAGGCCATGATGGCGCGCTGATAGGGCCAGGCTTGCCAGGTGCGCTCTACGTAGGAGGATTCGGCGGAAAGATAGAAGTGCTTGGCGGCGTGCTCTTCGAGGGATAGCGGGTCTGGGACGCCGAATGCGGCGACCCCTTTGCCGAGGTGTTCGGCGAGGATGGCTTGCTGCAGTTGGGTGATCTCAGACAGATCCATCGTCGTCTGTTTCGCGGGCGTCGGCAACGCAGGCGTCTGGTAGGGGTTCTGATAGACCGTCCGGAGTGTCCTCCTGGAGGTCCTCGAGGCGTACGGAGGCGGCGATGTTGCGAGCACGCGCGATTTCGGCGGCGATCATGGCGATATCGGCGGCCGTGAGCGTGGCGACTCGGCGCTTGATCATGCCGGGGATGCCGTCAAGGATGCCGGCGACTTTACTACCGGCTTTAGCCAGCACTTGCTCGAGCAGGACGACCGGAGCCAGTTCTCGGCGGGTTACTGCATTCTGCAGGGCGACGCGCTCTTTCTGTTCTTTCGCAAGCCCAGCGCGCTCGGTGGCCAGGTCAAGTTCGCCTGTTCCGGAGCGACCGGCGGCGACTTCGCGCAGGTGGCGGATGTAGGCTATGCGGAAGGCGGTGAGCGTGTAATCCTGTGGCAGGTTTAGCCGGGCCTCGATCTCCCTGACGGAGCGGTCGGACAGGTCGAGGTGGGCGGCGACTTCTTTCTGTTTGGGGTGTGTTTCTTCGGCGTCGGCTTGTGCTTGTACGTGAGCGATGTAGTCCTGTACGAGGACGGGCACGGAATAGTCGTTGCGGTCGTTTCGGCGGATGCGGCCGATAGTCACCAGACGCTCGAGATCGCTCGGCGCGATCGCCAAGAGGTTTGCAGCGGCGTTGTGCGATATGCCTGGGGCTGTTGTGGGTGACGGCTTCATGGCGCCGGAGTCCACGCGTCAAAGTTGCGGTTGAATGATCGGATGCTGTCGAAATAGGCTTTGTGGTGTAGGAATAATCCCATGTCGGCGGTGATACAGTGGTTTTCTGTTCGGGGATTGGTGTTGATATTGGCGCTGCTTTCTACTACCCAGGCCCAGTGTCCCGAGCGGGCAAGGAACACTTTGGAATGGTTCCGGAAAACGGCGACGCGGCCGCCGCACGTTTCGACGAGTCGACAGAGTGCGGCGTATTCCTGCGGGTAGCTTCCGGGCAGAATCTCACCCACGTAGGCATCCAGGCGAGCGACTCGGCCGGAGTCTATCCAGGTGCCGAGCTGCGCGACATCGGGCATAGCGATACACCAAGTGGATAGAGCGAGGTAATCGAGACTGCACTCGCGCACCAGGTGGGTGACGAAAGAAAGGGAGTCTACGTCTCCCGAGGAGAGAACGTGCCACGACTCTCCGGCCGGTATCACGGGCGGCAGAATTTGCAGCAAACGAGCCTCTGACGCCGCATAGCGGTAGGCACGCCGCGAATGAGTTGCAAACGATCTTGCGGAGCAAGCAAAACCAGCAGCTTCTTCGCACAGATGTCCGGTGCCTGACAATCGAAAATCGACCTTCGACAGTTCAAGCTCAAGAGAATCGTCTTGTTGCATTACAGGAACCCCTTTACGAATGCCACGAAATACCAGATGTCCTGGACGATCACCGGGCGGACGACGGGCAGCGTCACGCTTGCTGTCGGTGGTCAATCGGTAG